GTAATGTGTTTGATGCAAACGGTGTACGTTCATTCACCATCGCAGGTAGTGGTATCACCACTTACTTCCCAGAATTCACCGCAATCAACGGTTCCGAAGTAACATTCGTTGTTTCTGGTTCAAATCCTGCTTCCGCAAGTTTGACCGTAAACTACAGTGTACAACCTAAGGATAGTAACCGTGGTGACTTCGAAGACAAGACCACAACCGACAGCTTGAGCTCAATCGGTATTCCTGAAGTCAACCTTGAGTTGAAGAGCGAGCCAATCGTTGCTAAGACTCGTAAGTTGAAGGCAGTCTGGACCCCAGAACTTGCTCAAGACTTGAATGCTTATCACAGCATCGACGCAGAAGCAGAATTGACTGCTCTCTTGAGTGAATACGTTTCAATGGAAATCGACCTCGAAATCCTTGACATGTTGATCACCAACGTTCCAACCGTGACCACTGCACGTTGGAGCGCAAAGATTAACCGCGAAATCAGCGACAGCGGTGTCATCACTGACACAACTACTGCTGGTACCGGCGGTTACTACACCAAGTCAACTTGGTTCCAAACTCTTGGTAACAAGATCCAAAAGGTCTCTAACAAGATTCACCAATTGACCCTACGTGGTGGTGCTAACTTCCTCGTCTGCTCACCAGACGTTGCAACAATCTTGGAGTCAATTCCAGGCTTCGTTGTCAACACCGATGGTGACAGCGCCAAGTTCGCAATGGGTGTAAGCAAGGTTGGTAACTTCGCAAGTCGTTTCCAAGTCTACAAGAACCCATACATGGTTGAAAACACCATCTTGGTTGGTTTCCGTGGAAATAACTTCCTAGAAACCGGTGCTGTGTATGCTCCATACATCCCACTCGTACAAACCCCATTGGTCTATGATCCAGTGAACTTCACTCCACGTCGTGGTGTGATGACTCGCTACGCCAAGAAGATTGTGCGGCCCGAGTTCTACGGCAAGATTCTTGTCGGTGATCTCGACCAAGTATAATTGAGCCAATAAATTAAAATAACACGAAAACCCCAATGAAAATTGGGGTTTTCTTTTGCACCAAATTATTTTTGTTGTATTTTACCGTAGAAGTGTTATATGTATCACGATATGAATAAAACTGGTATATATAAAATTACAAATAAACGCAACGGGAAATTCTACATTGGAAGTTCAAAGCAAATTGAGCGTAGATGGTGGGAACATCAAAATGACTTGAATAAGAATAAACATGACAATCATAAACTTCAAACCGCATGGAATCATTATGGATCGATAGAATTTGAGTTTACAATTATTGAAAATGTTGAAGAATCGCAGCTTTTAATTCGTGAACAATTCTATTTGGATACTTTTAAACCATATTTGGTTGGATATAATATCTCAGACAAAGTTAGTGGTGGTGATAACTTTACAAATAATCCAAACAAAGAAGAAATTTTAAAACGCATGACTGTGGCTAATAATAAAAACCACATGCATGGCAAAAATCATAGTCCAGAAGCCATTGAGAAACAAAAAAACGCTGCTTCTGGTCGTTATACACTAGAATGGTTTATAAGTCGATATGGAGAAGAAGGTGGGGTGATGATGTATAATCAGCGTAATCAACGTTTGAAAGACCGAGATATAAATTATGTTTATGATAACGGATTAAAAGGAACTAGAAAAGGAGCGATGTCTCAAGAAATGAGAGATAAGATTAGTGAGACAAAACGCATGTTTAAACAGAACAAACAGCAGTTTATGAATGAGTTACAGAGTGGACTGTTTACAAACAAACAGTTATCTGAAAAGTATGGGGTATCTGAAGTGACTGTAAAATATTATAAACGCAAATTGAGTTAACGGTTTTTGTTTTACTGGTTTATATTTAATACTATGGAGTATAAATCATTTTTTTCATATCTTTGGGAAGGTCGTCATGGCAGATTTTGGAGTGCGTACTGGCTGGACTCCCGTGGTATGTTTCACGAAGTGTACAGAGACGAATCTGGAAAAGAGGGGCACTTTAACTTTGCAAAACAATATTGTCAAGAACACAGTATCAATTGTGAAACATACGGTCCTATTGACGAACTGTTTAAACGTGGATGGATCAGAGTAACATACAATTATCATTTAGATAAGACACTTAATTTTGATTATGGACCAAGATTGCCCAGTGATGCACAACTAAAGTCTTTGAGAAACAAAGCAGCAGAGTTGGGTGCAATATCAATTTTCGATGATAAACGCAACAAAGAAATCGAATTTTAATACTTATTTTTATGATCAAGCTATCAGGAATTATTGCTGGCGAAAACTACAATCCAGAGCCAATGAAATTGGTAGGTAAATGTGTAGTTAGTAAAGAACTTCAATTTCATTTGGATAAAGGATTGTCTTTATGTGAGAACGTATTTCGTGCATATACTGAAAAGTACTTTGAAGTGGTCAAGGAAGTACGTGATTTGTATGAACAAGATTTGATTGAAATCAATGACGAAGACCTAGAGATGATTGAAAGTGATCTTTGTCAAGTGGGTATGTATGAAGGACGTGAAGTTTATCTTGATGCTCCTCTTGAGGAAGAAGAAGATGCACTACACGAAGTTAAACACCGTGGTCGTACAGTTCATTTGAATAGACCTTTTAGAACTCCCGGTGGTGCCAAGAAGTTTGCTGTGTACGTTAGAGGAAAGGGCGGTAATATCAAGAAGGTCAGTTTTGGTGATCCAAAGATGAGAATTCGTGCTAGTAGCAAAGCTCGTAGAAAGAGTTTTAGAGCACGTCACAAGTGTAGTCAAAAGAAGGATCGTACAACAGCGGGATATTGGAGTTGCAGAAGTCACAGAATCAAGAGTTTGGGAACCAAGAGCAAAGGAAGATACTGGTAATATATGATCAGGTTAAAGCGATTGATTGAAAATGTAGAATGGCCTACTACAAGTACCAACGAGAAAATTTGGTATCACGGAAGAACTGTAGACAATGCATCATTTTCATATGATTATGTTGGTGGAGAAGATGCGCATGATCAAGAAGGTCCGGGGTTTTATTTTACCAGCAATTTGAATGATGCAAGAGCATACGCACAACCCAATGGTATCATATTGAAATGTGAAATTGACTATAAAAAGTTAATCATAAAAAGTGAAACGTCTAGTACCAAAACCAATAAAAAGGTGTTGGTTGATTTGATTAACAACAGTCCCAACAAAGAATATACATTGTCTAACTTTGATGAAAATCCAAGAATAGCAATGATCAATGCTGTCAATGCATATTTGAGATACGAGGATGCGTTTGATTCTTATCAGATTCTTGCTAGGGATTTCTATAGATATGAAGCAAAAGAGTATTTGGAAACATTATCCAAATATTATGATGCTCAGTTAACAACAAAAGAAGGTTCAATGGATGGACACCAATTGTATCACTTGATTGTGTACAAACCTTCGATAATCAAAGTTTTAGATAAAATGAAATATGAATAGACACGTAGAAAAAGGATGTTTAATGGCAATGGTGGAACCAACTTATGGTCCTCACATTGTTCGTATTGGTAAGACTGCAATACCTCCAGAGATATTGTATACTGATCCAAATGATCCTACATATGGTTATGATGAAGAACCACATGTAACATTGAAGTATGGATTTTTGCCCGATTTGCAACGTAAAGATGTTGCTACCGTATTGAAGGGTGTGAAGCCATTTAATATTGTATTGAAAGCGTTGAGTCAATTTAACAATGAAAATTATGATGTTGTTAAGTTTGACGTGGATAAGAACAATCAACAATTGATGGAGTTGAGAAACAGATGTGATCGATTGCCAAATGAGGATAGTTATCCAGAATATCATCCTCATATGACACTTGCGTATGTTAAGAAAGGAATGTTTCCGCATACCAAAGACGGATTGAATATTGTTATTCCTATTACCCGATTCAAATATAGCGGTCCACAAGGAAAGTACTATATCAATTTATGATTAAGTTGAAAGATCTAATTCGTGAAATCACAGATGGTCAAGGATACATGACTGCTGAGAAATTTGGCAGTATTTGTTTGAACCAACTTACACGAACGTTTCCAGAATATGAGGTGGATTTGTTTGATGTTGCTGATTTCATAAAGGATCAGGTCAAATATAAGATGCCAAAACGGGTATCAATACACAATAGTTCTTTACGTGCAAGATTTCACATTGAAACCAATGATAAACTGTATTTTGTCAACATCGTCAATGAGTTTGATAAAGTACCAGAAAGAGAATTATCGAATAAATTTACGATGGCAGACGATGATTATTTGATGAGTATGCCATCTGTTAGTTTAGAACCTAAAGATTTAAATACTCCAAATGAGTTGATGCGGTTTCGTTGTAGTATGGTGTTGCAAGATCTTGACGGAAATACTTTAAATACATTGATTCCAGATCAGAAAACTTCTTCTGTGTATTTTACTGATTATAAGACCCTTAATGAGTTAATATTAGATGTCAAGACTAAGATTGATGAAGATAAATTTAACGATCTTGGAAAGTTGGATGAAAATGAAGATGAATTTGATGCGTCTTCATTGAACAGTGTTAAAGATATTACAGATATTGTTAAGGACGACATGATTAAGGTTGCTCAGGAACAATATGATAGTTGGCAACAAGATGAAAATGGTGAAGATATCGAACTTGGTAGAGGTGGTATATGTCATTTGATAGCTGACAATTTGATTGGGGTTTTATATAGACACAAGATTGAAAATGTTCAAACTGTCTGTAGTACATATGAACAACATGTTTATATTGTTGGTCAGTTTAAGGAAGGTGTATATGAAATAGATATACCATATGATGTATATGAGACCGGCGGTGGATATAATTGGACGAAACGTCCAGATGTAGAATTTAATAGAAACGACATAGTTATCAGCAGATTAAGCAGTGATCCGAGTGAGTATAACAATTATGTCGATACCATATAAAGAAACGGTGTTGGGTAACAATCAATATCTTCGTACTTTTTCAGAAGATGTTGATGATCATGAATTAGAGTGGCATAAAGACCGAGAAGACCGTATAGTTGAGGTTATAGAGAATCACGGATGGGAGTTTCAGATGGATAATGAACTCCCAGTGTATCTTGAAAATACATTATTTATACCCAAAGAAACATATCATAGAGTGATTAAAGGCAATGGCCAATTAATAGTGAAGATAACTAAACTCATATGATATTTATATCTTAATGAGTGCAAATTTGGATCAAGATAGGGTAAGATGGCCTGGCAGTGGTAGTGCTGTACCGGGACGAACACCATTTGGATTTTACGACACGGACGCTCGTTTTGTGGCCGATTGCAGTAGCAGTGCGGTCTGGGCAGCGATCCGTTTGGGTTATCCTATCGAAGATATTGAAATGATCGATGTGAACTTTTATGCAGCATTTGAAGAAGCTGTGACTGAGTATGGTTCACAAATCAATCAGTTCAATATTCGTAACAATTTGTTGTCATTGATTGGACAATCCACATCAACCGTGGTAAATGGACGTTCTATGACGGGTGATCCATTGCCATATGTGATTAAGTTGTCAAAGGGATATGGTAGTGAAGTTGGTGTGGGTGGTAATGTTGATTGGAAGAAAGGTAGTATTGACGTAATTACCGGTCAACAAACATACGATTTGCAGTCATTGTATGAACAAGCATCTGGATCTGGAAATCGTATCGAAGTGAAACGTATTTTCCATAATGGTCCTCCAGCATTTGCTCGTATATATGATCCATTTAGCATGACTGGTATGTCATACAGTAACGTGTTGAATGAAATGGGTTTTGCTGGATATAGTCCTGCCGTTCAATTTTTGATGACGCCGATCTTTGAAGATTTGCTTCGTGGTCAAGCAATTGAATTCAATGATATGGTTCGTAAGAGCAGTTATAGTTTTGAAATTGTGAACAACAAACTGAAGTTGTTTCCTATTCCTACTAGCAACTACAAAGTGTATTTTGAGTATGCGTTGGAAAATGATAGAAATGCAAATCTATATTACACTGGTTCGTCTAATACACCATCTGGTAGCATACCCGATCAAATTTCTGACTTTAGTAATGTACCATATGAAGATGTGGTATATAGAAAAATCAATGCTCCGGGTAGACAGTGGATACGTAAGTATTACTTGGCATTGTGTAAAGAAATGTTGGGTGCTATTCGTCAAAAGTATAGTACCATTCCGATTCCGGGCGGTGAAGTTACTTTGGATGGTGCTGAACTACGTAGTGAAGCAAACACTGAAAAAGAAGCACTCATGACACAACTACGTGACATGTTGGAAGCGTCATTGCCTTCAAAGTTGATTGAAGAACAAGCAATGAAAGCTGAAAAGAGTACTGAGATTTTGAAAAAAGTTCCACTCATGATTTATATTGGATGATATTATGGCATCACTAAGAGGAAGATATTTTAGCGCTCGTGACATCAATTTTATTAATTCCATTAATGCAGAATTGATGGGAGATATTATTGAAACGTTGGTGACTGTTTTTAAGATTGCCGCATCTGAGACTAAGGTCAACATGTATGGAGAAAGTGCTCCATCTGAGGGCAAGACTTTTTATCCCGGTATTGATATAAGTTGTTTGATTGACCGTGGAGATATTACTGGTGAAGATGAAGGATTTGGACCAGACCGTGATCAAACGGTGGTGTTCAAATTCAGAGAAAAGATGTGTCAACAGGTGAACTTCTTTCCTCAAATTGGTGATATCGTTTTCTTTAATGATCGTTATCATGAAATTGATAACGTGGTTCAAGAACAATTCTTGGGTGGACAAGATACCAAGAGTCACAGTTTTATTTGCAATACTCACTATAGCAGATTGAGTAAACTAAACATTTTTGAGAGACAGGTATAACGTATGGCATGGAAAGGAAATTCGGATAATCCAGCTCCAAACTACAGAAACAAAGACAACAATGTTGCTGAAGTTAAAGCTACCATCAATCGTGCAACGCAAATTCGTAGAGATCAAGATTCGTTCAAGAACTTTACGATCACGTTGCTTGATATTGATAGCGCCATATTTGAATATATGGATAAAGTCATCAATTTGACTGTGGAAGACAATGGTGAAAATGTAAAAGTGCCATTGTTTTATGGCAGTCCAGAACGTTGGAAATCTATTCAAACTGATGGTGGAATACGTGATAATCAAGGCAAACTTCAATTGCCTGCTATCATGTTTAAGAGAAATACTGTTGCTAAGAATCCAAACTTAACAACTTTGAATCGTCATTTGAACATTCAGGTTGTGAAGAAGTTTGATGAAAAGAACAAGTATGACAGATTTTCTTTGTTGACTAGTGCTAGTGCTCCTGTTGCACAGATTTTGAATGTCACAATGCCTGACCACGTAACATTGACATATGAGTTTATGATGTGGACTGAGTATGTGGAACAAATGAACACGTTGATTGAAAAGATCAACTTTGCAGCTGAAGAATATTGGGGCGATCCAAAACGGTTCAAGTTCAGAGTTTACATAACCGATTATACCAACACCACCGAAGTGAATTCGGGCAAAGACAGAATGGTCAGAACAACGTTCAACATGACTGTTCAAGCATATCTATTGCCTGATTCGTTTGAGAACAAGAAACTTACCACAACCAAAACTCTTACTCAACGTAGAATTGTGGTTACAAACGAAATTGTTTCTGCTAAACAAATGGCCGAAGTGGAGAAGGATATTAGAGCCAACTCTTACAAGAAACCAATTCCATATCACTATGTTAATCCGATGGTGGAAGATGGTACGATTCTCGAAACACCAACAATTAGTAGTTGGGATCAAGATTTGACTGCACAAGAAACAGAAGCAGTATTTCAGTCGTATGCTGGTCTTGCTCCGTCAGACAACACATCAACTGGAACCAGTAATATTTGGCATACACCACCAACTTCACCCAATGATTATGGTCAAGAAGGTTGGATGGCATATGACGATAATTTCCATTACATTTATGTAAATGG